GACGGTGACGAGCCCCTTCTTCCATGTGTCCGCCGAAGTCAGTTCGTTGATGACCTGAACCGCCGGCCTTGCCCCCTTTCTTATGACCTCAAGCTGGTTGACGACGAGATTCAGATTGTTTGCGATTTTTTTCGCGCCCTCCGCAGTTGCCCCCCACCCACCTTCTCTTTCCGGATGTATTTCCGCAAAGACCCTGGCTATCTCGGCCATCGACGTGATGGACTGTTTGACCTGATCCTGCGCTTCCTTCATCTTGCCTCTGACGAAGGAGAAAGCTTCGGCCACCGCGAACGCGGCAACGCCGAGCGGCCCCAACACCATCGCAATCCTGGCAAACCCGATCGCGGTGCCGGCTATCTCGCCGGCGCCCATCTCCTTCATGATCTTGCCGAGGGAGCGCAGCTCGCGACTGGAGACGCCGGACTTCTGCGAGACCTGATCCAGCCCCTTGCCGAGCTCCTGCGTGCCGCCAGCCGTGCTTGCAGCCGTGGCCTGGACTTCCTCGGTCGCCTGGCCGACCTTCTTGATCTCGGCCGAGGCCTGGTCCGCGCCCTCGACTTCGATCTTGATCGTTTGAACTATGTCATCCGCCATGTGTGCCCTAAGCCTTTTTCATCTCGTCCATGAACAGGTCACGTTGCTTCTTTGCTTCGTCACGGATGATCCGCAGCAGGTGGAATTTCCGGCGAATGATGACCTTTTTGACCCCAATATATTTCACCTGCTTGTCGTCGGCCGACATCAGCAGCGGCACATCGCGCTTGCTGCGGCGCTTGACCTGGAACAGGCGGCCCGGAAATTCGCGGGCAGGCGGCCCGCCAGGATCGACCGGAATCCACAGCAACGGCTTGCCCTGGATTTTCGCCCCGCTCTGAAAGACTCGCCACAACGGGTTTGAATGACGAAAGATGATCGACCTGCTCTTGCCGCCCTCGCCCGTGATTTCGTAGGTGAAGCCGGATAGCCACTTGCCGCCAAACCTGCCGGCGGCAGCGATGTCGGCGCGCCCCTCACGCAGAATGGTGTCAGCGAGTTGCTGGGTGGACGAGGTCGCGGCCTTCTGGATGCGTTGCTTCAGGTGCGCGAGCGTTTCGTCCAGTTGCGGCTTTATCGAATTTGATCGGAGGCGAATGCGGACTGCCACGGCTAAGGCGTTCCCAGTTCCTTGAAGGTTTTCTCGATCGTCTTGCCGTCACCCTGCGCACCTATGGCCGCGATCATCAGATTGTTGGCCCGCTCGATCCGGTCGAGCTTCGCGCCGAATTCGAGATAGGCTACGATCTGCCGCGGCGTCAGGTTCATTGCATAGTCTGGCGGGAACCCGCGTCCGATGAGGGCGGTGATGTTGATGGCGATTTTTTCGAGCGCAGTTTGACGGTCTTTGCCCCTTCGTCCGCCGCGACGATAAGGCGCCGCATGCGCCGCATCCTCTCGACGAAGGAGCCAATCCCATTTGGGAAGGTGAGCATCCAGATCGGCTCGAACAGCGTCGCCTGGTCATCCACCGGCAGCATCGCGCCAGCCTGCTCTTGTTTTTCGTCGCCGAGATACCCGCACCCGGCAGCAATAACCGGCCCAACTGCGGCGCCAAGCTGCTGGATCAACCGCGGCATGACGCTCGGGTCATCAACCCCATCAACCAACAACTTCTCGACATCGGGGAAGCGTGAAATGATGAAAGCGATGCTATTGGCACTCAGGCCACGAACAGTAGTTCGATTGCCATTGATCCAGACGGCGCGAACAGCTGTCGACGCTGCAATATCCAACAGGTCTGCCATGGTTTCTCCTCTACGCCGATGCCACTTCCTCGCGGACGGTGAAGACGCCAAAAGTCCCGTCGACATCCTCCTGCACCTCGGCCTCGATCTCCAGTTTGGAAAACTCGTCCGCGTCGGTAATGAAGCTGAAGTCGCCGGACGGGTTGATCGATGCGCGACCGATGTAATCAACCTGCTGGCCGATGTCGTTGGTCCCTTGAACCTTAAACACGCCGGCGATCTCGGTCTTCTTGAAAGCCCCGACGGTGGCGTTGCCGTCGGTGTCGATCCCAACCTCGCCCAGGGCGAAGAGGGAAAGGTTGTCGACGTTGACCTCCTCGAGCGTCATCTTGATGGTCGCGCCGACCTGTGTGATGGCCGTGAAGTCTTTCACCTTGACACCCTCGCGGCTTGAAAAGTGCTCCTTTTTTTCAACCTTCGGCGTCCACACAAAAGACGGCGCATTGCCGAGGTCGAGGAAGGTGCTGGCACCATCCACCTTGAACGATACGATGCCTTTGCCGATGTGATAATTCTTGACGCTCGGGCTCACGGGCATGGCTTTATAGCTCCTCTATTTTGAGAGAATACCGGAACACGAACTGCACGGTCATGGCGTTATACTTCTCGCGAAGCCAGCCAAAGTCAGTCTCGCAACCCACGTAGCGGATAGCGCCGTTGCTGCCGACCTGTTCGATAAGCACCGTGTCATTGAGCACCCGCTTAACTATCTCGCGCCGAAACGTGCTCAATTCAGAGGGGGCGGGGCGCACCTCCTGAACGACGACCAACGGCATCATCGATGCAACATATGGCCGGTTGGACAGCCGTGCTGTCCGGTCCTCCGCGCCGTTGGTTTCCTCGTCGCCGTCGAACACAGTAATGGCCGGCAGCTCGGCGTCCACGATGTCAACGTCGTTGCGCAAAGCCGTGCGGATGTTGGGCACGCTGGCGACCACCTCGAGCAGCCGCGCCAGGATGTCCTCGCGGACGTCGGTGCTCATCTCACCCGGCGGGCGTTGGAGAGCGACCAAGCATCTCCAACATCTCGATGCGCGCGTTCAGTTCCTTGCAGGCGTTCACCAGCGCAAATATCAACGCCGTTGTATCCAGCGCGCGCAGGTCGTCCACCGGCTCACCGTCAATGTAGCCAGTCTCCTTCATCACCATCTCGGGCATCGGCACTTCGGCTTGCTGCGCAATCAGCCCGACAAATTCTTTCTTCGTTTCCGCCAGCCGCTGATGCGGCGAGGGGCCGGTCGCCTGTTTCGAATAGTTTCCCTTGAACGTGTACCGCACCGGATCAAGCTGCAATACCTCGGCAAGCCCGTGCGTGTAGTCGCCGACCACATCCTTGATGCGCTCGTCGGATGGCGCCGTCCACGGGCCGCCTCCCGGCTTGTAGGCATTGCCGATCACCGTCACGTCGCCCGTCGCCTTTTCTATCGCAAACGGATACACACCATTGGTGGCGTCCATCACGTAGAGCGAGCCGCCAGACGCCATGGTTAGGCGCCAGTCCTGGCCACCCAAGAGCAAACGCAATTGCTGGGTTTCCGCACCAGCCAGTATCAGCTCCCCCGTGATGGTGCCGCCGGTATCGGAGACCTTGCCGTCGAGCGCGGCCTGTGTGGCGGTTGATATGCCGGTGCTGGTGCCGGTGCCGCCACGCGCTACCGGCAGCGTGCCGCTCCACCCCACCGTGATGCTCGTCGCCTGCAACAGCGCACTTGCCGGTGTGCCGCCGAGCGTTAGCGTGACGTTGGTGTCGTCAGTCTTTGTCAGGGCCGCAGGCGTCGTCGTCGCCACCGCCGTCAGCCCCAGCGTCCCACGCGCCGTGGGGGCATCGGCGTCGTCGATCAGCGAGCGCCCAAACGTCGTGAGCGGCGTCAGGGCTGCGGCACCGGCTCCGGTAAAATATGGTACCCGGTCCGCCGCGCTCGCTAAGCCGGCGAGTGCCGTCAACTCGGCGTCAATCGGCTGGAAGTCCGCTACCAGCTTGCCGCCGTCCGCCAGGACTTTGCCCGTCGTGCCGGAGAACACCGCGATCCTGTTGGTTATGGCGCCAGCCGGCCCGGTGACGTCGCCGCTGCCGGAACCGCTCGGGCCCGGCACGCCCTGAATGCCTTGCGGGCCCTGCGGGCCCTGCGGACCCGGCTCGCCCTGCGGCCCTGGCGGCGCCTCCAATCCGGGCGCTGTCAGGGTGCCGCTGACAGCGAGGTCGCCGTTGAGGATGATATCCCCGTTTATCGTGCCGCCTCTGTGTACGTTGAGGTCGTCTGCGCCGGCGACGATAGACACGCGAGCCGCGCCTTTCAGCGGAAGCTTGGCCTGGCTGATCACGCCGCCGATGGAAGAATAGCGCACGACGTCACGTGTAAACTCGCAACGCTGCGCGCTGCAATTTCGCGCGGTCGCCTCAACAAGTTCAAAGTCGTTGCCTTCTTCGAGCAGCAGTGTAACCGGATCGCCGTCGCGAACACCGGCATCGTAAGGGCGCATGAAACGCGGGTCGGGATCGGTCACCACCACCACACCAATGCCCAGTGTCGCCGTCGTGCATTCGACGCGATCGAACGGCCGCCCCATCATCACAGCCATCAAATCGCCCCCTCCGAAATCGATCGGCTGGAAACGGCAACCGATGCCAACCCGCCGCCGCCGCCGCCGCCCGTGTGCTCTTTCAGCAAAAACCGCACCTCGCCGAGGTCCTCGCCCATCGGGCTGCCGCGCAACTCGTAGGATCGCACCGTCCAGGTTCGATCGTTGAAAGCGACCATTGCGCCGAGCCAGACATCGCGTGTGATACCTTTGGCGGTGAGCTCGTAGATGCGGGCGAAGGCGCCCGGCCCAACGCTGCGCACCTCGGCCGGCCCCGCAGATCCGGTCACAGCCATCGGCAGCACCTTCAGCCTCGTATCGTCGATGACGGTGATCTCACTGCTGCCGATAACTGCCGGCACGCCGAGCTCGGCATAGACCGGGTCGAACAGCAGTACCCCGTAGTCGATGGGCATCAGCTCGCCAGTGTCAGCCGCTCGAATGCAAGCCAAGTGCCTTCGACGTGTGCGATGTCGCGACCATCGCGGTGCAAGGCATCGAGCACCGGCTTCACATCGACCGTGCCGAGTAAATGGAAATCGTGCCAGACGATGATCCCGCCGGGCCTGACGATCGCCCCCGCCAGCGCGCTGTCGTGCTCGACGGCAACGCGCCCGTGGTCCCCGTCGATGAAGACCGCGTCGGCGGGCGGCAAATCCTGCGGCGTGAGATCGAGCGATCCGCGCGGGCGCACCACCAAATGAAACCGCGCATCGTCTTTGACCAGCTCGCCCGGATTAGCGGGCACCTCGTGCCGCTGCACCGCCTTCTCCGGGACATAGCCGAGCGGCACGTCGATCCCGGTGTAACGCTCGATGCCTGGCACGTTGGCGAGGATAGCCTTGGCCGTGCGGCCGGTGTTGACGCCAATCTCGATGACGTGCCGCGGCCCGACGCTGCGCACCAGCGCAATCAGCACTTCCAACTCCCCTGGGTTCATGTAGCGCCGCGGCAAGCGGGCCCAATCGATGGGCCGCACGTCAAGGCGCGATTGCGGAACAGTCGGCAGCGACATCGGTGGCATCGGCTTTTGGCGGTCAAAGCATGCCGCCAGATCGCGGTTGAGTTTGATGTTCAGCGGGTGGCGCGCAATGGCGCGCAGTTCCACTTCGTCAGGCGCGTCGTCGAAATTCATGTTGCTCGACATGAGTATCCAGGAAGTGCGCAATGCGTGCGTGAGCGCAGTCGAGATCGATGCGCTTGTCGCACTGGTGCTTAGGCAGGAAGCAATCGCACGGCAGCACCGGATCGATGCCGAGCGTGGGCGCGAAGCGTGCGCCGTATTCATAGAAGCGCGACGACTCGCGTCCGCCGTACACGCTGATCACCGGGGTGCCGACAGCTTGCGAGGCAATCAGCGCGAAGCCGGGCGAACAGAATGTGAGCGCGGCGGACGCGATCAGGCCGACCAAGGCCTCGGCGTCCAGCTCGCCAGCGTGCAGGGCAACGTCGGCATCGAGGTGGTCGCCACAAATCCATTCAACGCGGTCGACCAGGTCGGCGATCGACACCACGAAGAAGCGCGAGCGGATGGCATTGTAGAGCGCCGCGTAGGCCTTCGGGTCAGGGTTGCGGGTGTCGCAGCCGCCCCACTCGGTGCGGTCGACCAGCGGACGCAGCACCATCATAGGGCGGCCGGGCCGTGGCCGCACGATGTGCAGTGCCTTCGCGCGCCATGCGTTTGGCACCGGCAGCGAGAAGTCCGCGCCGTCGAGTGGCTGCCGCAGCGTATAGCACAGCATGCCGCCTAGGATGGAGTCCGAGGCGCGAATGCTCAGTGTGTCGTACCAGATCTTCTTTTTCTTTGGCAGGAGAGGTGCCCGCCTGGGCGAGTATCGCTCGCGCTCGCGCACAAAATTCTTGTGCTGGGTGCGAAGCGTCGTTCGAGCCGGCGGCACCACCGCAAACCGATCGCCGACGAGGTCGTGATAGAGGCACGGCCACGGGGTGCGGAGCCATACGTCCGAATTCGACGTCGCGAGCACCCGGCGCACGAGCGCGCGCTGGTGGATGTTGTCCCCGAGCCCGTGCATGCCGTCGAACACGATCGGCGCAGCCATCATCTGGACGGCTCAATCCGATAAACATCGGATTCTGAATGATGCGTGGAAAACTCGAAGATTTCGCTGTCCTCGATACCGGCAAACCTGTGCAAGCTACGAGGCGGGACGTGAATCGAATTGCCGGAACCCAACATTAAAATATCCCCGTCCTTCTCAAATCGCACCAACCCGCTTTGCACATAAAACGTTTCATCCTTGAGCTCGTGATAGTGCAGGCTGCATTGCATGCCTCTGCGAAGCATCAGCTTCTTGCCGCAATACTCATCGGTATTGACGATCCACAATTCGCTGCCCCAGACTTTTTGATGAGTTGTTGTGGCCATTCTGTTTGTAAGGCGTTGGCTCAAGCCGCGCGCCGCTCCCGCAAGACATCCTGCAGGCTGACCATTGGCCACAGGTCGGCATAAGCACTGTGGCCGGCGATGAGCAGCGTGACGCCCATCGTCCGCAGCGGCTCGGCCATGGTTGCAATATCCGCTCGGTGGCGGTCGTAGCGTTCCGGCTTCGGCCCCCAACGGTGCGGCTTGTGATGCCAGACCCGGCCATCCGCCGCCGCCTTGCCATCGGCGCCGAGCCAGACAATCGTCCCGCCACGGCCGACCAGGTGCGCGGCGAGATTGGTCGCCGCAGTCAGCGACGTCCATTTCTGCGTCAGGCAATCGGGCGCCTGCGCCAGTCCCGGCGGCTTGCCCTTGCGGCAAACAAAGACCTTTGCATTCCTCACCATGTTCGAGACCGTGACGACACGCCCGCTGAAGCTGGCAACCGCCGCCTGATTTTCCGGCTCGTTCCACCAGCGCCAGTCGCCGAAGTAGAGAAAGTCGGCCCAGGGCACCGCATGGATGCTCGAGTTGATGACGATCACGCGGCGCCCGCGCAGGACATCAAGATCCTGCTCAAGCACCGACGGTCCGCCGGCAACGATGAAGCAACACTCCCCCGGCCACTCGCGCGGCACCGACCAATACTGCATCGCCTACGCCACAGGCAGCCGCCGATACGGCCGGATGAGATCGACCACCACCGTGGACAGGAACCCCGACGACCCGGACGCCAGCGCCGAGGTGAAGTACGACACCCGCGTATCGCCGTGCGCCACCTCGCGGATATTGGGATCGCGCATGCCGGATGTCCGGCTTTCGTTCACCGCCTCGATGACGGCCTTTTGCAGCCGGGCCGGCGCCTCTTCCGGCAGGTCATAGCCGCCCGAATAGGTGACCGTGATCTTGTTCTCCCAGTAGGCTCCAGTTGGCAGCCAGAGGCGGCCGGTCGGCGGGTCCAACTCATAGTCGGCGGACGTGGCCCCCACTGTCGAGATCTCGATCACCTCGGCCACCGGATAGAGTGACAGCGTCAGCGCCTGGCGCGTCAGCATGACCTCGTTGCTATCCAAGGTAAAAGTTTCCAGGCATTCCGCGCGCCCGAACCGCCGGTCGCAATATTCGGCAATGAGCCGTGATTGAAACGTGATCGCCGCCTGCAGGCCGGCGTCGTCCGCGCTGCCCGTAATGCCGAGCGCGAACTTGAGGTCGTCGAGGCTGACCAGATCCGGCCCGGCGCTGTCGGTCGATTCGTCGAGGATCTCCAAGACCGAGTGCATTACTTGAACCGCACCGGTTCGAGCGCGCGCTTGTCATCCGGCCGCCAGTCACGGCCGTCGCGCCCGCGCTGGACGACGAGACGCCATTCATCGCTCGCTTCGCTCGTGAGTGGCTTGGCCGCCGTATCGCGCTGTGCAATGAAAAATTGTCCACCATGCGTGACGCCGTCGCCGGTGAGATAAGTCGTGTTCTCTTTCCACAAGCCAACATGGATTGGAATGGCGGTCTTGATCTCGTAGTTGTTGCCGCCGAGCGCCGCGTTCAGCGTGCGACCGCCGTCCGGCGAAGTGAACGATGCGGCCTTGAAGATGCCGGCGATCTCTGCCGTGACCTGCTCGACGATGTAGCTCCGTAGCAACGCAAGGTCAGCGGCGTCCCGGCCATCGCGTCCAGGATCTCCCTTGTCGCCTTTGTCCCCAGGAGGGCCTTGAGTAGCTTGCGGCCCAGGATCACCTCGAACACCACGTTGTCCTTCCGGCCCAGGAGGACCTGGAATTCCATCGGTTCCTCTCTCGCCTTGCGCCCCTTTTTCACCGGCATCGCCTTTCGGCCCGATCGGACCTTCGGGTCCAGGAAGACCACGTTCGCCTTGCGATCCATCGATCCCTCGCTCTCCGACCGGCCCCGGCTCACCGGCGTCGCCCTTCTGGACCGGCCGCGCCTCGAGCGCGGCAATGCGCCCGGTGAGCATTCCAAGTTCGGCGTCGACATACGATTTCACCGCCTCGAAGCCGCGATCGAATGCAGTTTGCAGATCCATCACGCGGCCCTCGCGAATAGGACGCCGACCCGATCAAGATTGATGGACTTGGCAGCGGCTTGCTCTGGCGGATTATCCTGTGGCGGTGGCGCATTCGATGGCGGCGGCGGCGGCGGCGTCTTCGACGCAAACGGATCGTCCTGCGCGTCGCGCTTGGCCAAAGCCTCGAGCGAGTAATACTGCTGCTGCGACAATGGCGATTTGCCCCCCTTGACCGGCTTATAGCCGAGCTTGGCGCGGCCTTCGTTTGGCGAAATCACGCTGGCACCGACCGCATCGCGAATAGTGGCAACCAGCGTGGTCGAATCCATCCGCAACAGTGTCTCGGTGTCGAACTCGGTGCCGAGATCCGTGCCCGCAAGACCGAGCCCGTAATCGAGCAACTCCTCGATCTCCTCGATGTGGCTTTGCAGCGCCTGGGAATAGTATTCGACGTTGAGCGCCTGCACGTTATTGTATGAGGGCAAAGCCCCGACGCCGACCTTGTACGGCGGCACGTGATAGACTGAGCACACCACCTCGGCCGACCATTTCAGGTTCTCTATCAACTGACCCTCGACATGGGTCATGCTGACCTTTTCATATTTCAGCCCGCCGCCGAGCACGGCAACGCGGCCGTAGTTGCTGCCACCGAAGCGGGTTTCCCACTGCTCCTTGAACCGCGTCTGCTGCACGTCGCTGATCTCGCCCGGCGCGGTGATGATGCCGCCAGGTGTCGACGAGTTTTCGAACAGCAGCGCCGAGGCGCGCTGCGCGTTGAGCCCGAGCATCGAGGACAGGCCGCTGGCGAACACCGGCGGCGTGCCGACCAGCGGGTGGAACAGGCAATTCATGCGGTCGTGGATGATCTCGCGGGCCG